TGAGATCAGTGGGACGATGAGCCGGACGGGCCGGCGATCCCGGCGGGAGAGACGAACAAGCAGCGCGCGCACCGTTGGAAACGCAGCGGTGGTCCGAAGATCGGGTTCGATCCTGCCGATCCGACGTTCACATCCGGCTACGGGGGCGCCCGGGGGGCCCAGCCCCGCGGCAAGCCCCGCGGCTGGGAGCAGAAGGCAGTGGCGGCCCTCCATCACCACGTCATTCCGGTCGCAGCCGCGGCCGGTGCGGTCATCGGGGCCGACCGCTATCGCAAACAGGTCGCCGCTGCGCACGACAAACTCTCCCAGCACAGGGCGCTCTCCGCCAGGCAGCGGGCGGAACGCGTCGCCGCCGCGAAGGCCCGCTGGGCGCACGCGAAGGGGCGGACGGCGTGACCATCTACACGCCGGGCGGTGCGGCCGAGCTCGGCTTCGTCATCCCGCTGACCAAGATCGACGTCGAAAAGCGGATGATCTACGGCATCGGCGCGCAGGGCGACATCGTCGACAAGTCAAAGGAGATCATGGACTACCCGACCGCGCGCCCCGCGTTCGAGGCGTGGTCCAACGACTGCTTCGAGCGCAGCAACGGCCTCTCCAAAGGCAACCTGCGTGTCATGCACACGAAGACCGTCGCCGGAACCATTCCTGAAATAGACTTTGACGACGACAAGCAGCTCGTAAAACTTGGTGCGTATATCGCTGACGATAACGAATGGAAAAAATGCCTTGCCGGGTGTTATACCGGCTTCAGTGTTGGGGGCGGCTACGCCAAGAAGTGGAGCGACCCCGCCACCGGGCACACGCGCTACACCCCGATCGTCCGCGAGATGTCCCTGGTGGACAATCCCTGCATCCCGACGGCCCGCTTCGCCGAGCTGGTGAAGGCGGACGGCCTGGTCGAGCTGCTGCCTTTGGTCGGCGTGGTGCATTCCTTCGGTCAGCTGTGGAAGTCGCGCCCGAAGAGTTTCGCCCGGGCCTGGGAAACGCGCCCGATCCCGCTCGCGCCGCCGATGACGTTCGGCGAGCGTCTCGTCAAGGCCTACGAGGAAACCCGGCATCCGCGCGAGACCGACGGCAGGTTTTCCTCCAACACGGTGCAGAGTGCCGGGGCCTATGGCGGCATCGCGGCCGGCGGGGTCGCGGGGCATGTTCTGGGCAGCCACTACGGCGGCCGCGCCGCTGCCAGGATCGGGGGCGCTGTTCGGGAAGCGGTCGGCAGAGAATTCGGCCTTCGGGCTGGGGAGAGGGCCGCGGCGCGTGTAATCAGACTTGGCGCGGGTCAGGGAGCGCATGTTGGGGCGTTCGCTTTGGGTGCCGGTGGCTACGTGGCCGGCGCCACCCTGGGTGCGTTGACCGATCGCTATCTGCGTATGCGACGCGCCAAGCAGGCCGGCGATCACGAGCAGGAAGACTGGATACGCAGAAACGTCGGCGTACACCCGATCACCCGCGAACACGTCAAGCTGGGTGGGGAGCTGGCGGCGGGTGGCATTAGTCTCGCCACCGGGCTCGCTGCGGTCCGCCATTTCAGCAAGTCAGCCGACGCGCCGATGACATTCGGCGAGCTCTGCAAGGCCTACGACAACACCAAGCACCCGCGCGAGCACGACGGCAAATTCGCCGGCAAGACCGTGGAGCGCGCGGCACGCTTTGTCGGTGGCGCGGCCGGGGCAATCGGCGGCTTCGCGCTCGGCGCGAAATACGCCAACAAGCTCGGCCATCTCGGCGAGAAAGCCGGTCGCGCCTGGTCGCAGGCCGCCGGTTCAGACAGTCACTTTCCTGCCTTTCTGGGGCGGTACGCCGGAAGACACGCGCCTGTCGGGGGCGCGTTCGCCCTGGGTGCGGCCGGCACCTTCGCCGGCGCTGCCGTGGGTGCGCTCGCGGACCGCTACATGCGCGTCCGGCGCGCCAAGCGGGCCGGCAAGCTCGAGCAGTACCACCGTCTCAACCGGAAGGTCACCGTCCGTCCCACCTCGCTCAAGCAGGCCACGCGAGCCGGCGCCACCGCTGCCGCCGTCGCCTTCAGGCTCAAGCGCGTGCATGACGCCATGGGGAAATCCGCGGGCGGGCTCGATGAGCTCGGCTCTCGCGCGCGCCGCGATCTGCTGGCCGAGGGGGACTGACAGCAGATGGGTCGCCTCACCTTCACCTCGGGCCTGATCTCCGACCTGCGCCAGCGCGTCATCGCCCATAACGAGGCGCCAGGCGCCGCGCCGACCCGGCTCGGAGAGCTGAAGAAAGTCTATCAGGGCGCCTATCGCGGCCAGAACCCGGGCGAGCACGCCATGGGCGCCGTCGATCGTCATCTGGAGAAACTGTGCAAGGCCGAGCCGTTCGATGCCGGCAAGCACCCACGCGGAAAGGCGGGCGAATTCAGCGCAAAGGCCGTCGCCGAACACGTCCCGGCGGATGGCGGCGCGCACGCCGCACTGCAGGACAGCAGCGCGGGCTACAACGCGCTCACCAGCGACGTGATCCCCGAGCGGCGCAACGAGATGAACTACGGCTTCTACCGCGAGCTGGGGTCGACGGCGGCCGGTCTCGCGCTGATCGCCAGCCTCGCGCGCGGCCGGCCGAACGGGCTGGTCACACGCGCCGCACAGGGCGCCCTCGGCGCGCTTGGGCGCCAGGCCTTCGCGTTGCCCATCGACGCTGCCGGCAGTGCGGTGCATTACGCCACCCGCCGCCTGGCGCCGCGCCTGCTGACCCGGGCCGAGCTGTCGACGGCGGTCCGCCAGTCAGGCGAATTCGGCCAGAAGTTCGGACGTGGTCTCGGGCGCCTGTCGACCAGCGGCGCGAGCTTCGGGGTGAATGCCATCCTCGACATGGCGGCCAGCAAGGGTTCCGGGAAGAAGACAGCGGCCCTGTATCGCGGCCTGGCACTCGCCGGCCTGGCGCTGCCTCCGGCGTATGTCCTCAACAACGAACTCAAGGACAGTCCGGTGGACCCGCAGCTCGTCGGACGGACCCTCGATGCCTACTCGTACCGCACCATCCAGAAGATGGTGCAGGCGCCGGAGATCGTCGCCGCCCACCAGGCGATGCTCGCGGCGCTGCGCGACGATGACGCGCTGCAGAAGGCCGGCGGGCTGTATTCCCGCTACGGCAAGACGCTGTTCGCCACCCTGGCCGGGGCCGCCGGAGCGGCGGTCGGGCATGTCGCGACACGCAAAGCCATCGCGCGCGGTCTCGGGGCGGCGGCGTCGGTTGCGGCCGGGGCCGTTGCCGGCGGCGAGATCGGTGTCCACGAGGGCAACCCCAACCACGACGCCAAAGGCCGCTTCACCTCGCGCGGCGCCGGCATCGCCGGCGCTGTGGTGGGCGGCGCGCTGGCCGGCGGGGGCGCCCTGCTGGCGCTCAGCCGGCACAATGCAGGCGCGTTCCGCACCCTTGGGCGCAAGACGATCGACGAGGCCGCGGCAGCCATGCGGGCGGCGCGGACCGAGTATCCGACAGGCACGCCGCATGGCGACCTGTGGGCCAAACGGTCCACGCTGGTCCGGGAGCGCTACGAGGCGGACGAAGAACACACGGCGGCCCAGGCGGCGCTCGACGCGCACGGGCTGGATCCCGCGGTGCATTACCAGACCCTGGTGCGCAACGAGATCAACGGCAAGATCGCCGGCGTGCTGGCCGCTCACGATGCGACCTCCCTGCCGAGCACGAAAGCGTCCGAAAAAGGGGCCGATGTCTGGGAGACCGTGGGCGACCTGCGGCGCAGGAGCTCGTCCACGCCCGCGTCCACGCAGACCGCCGTCCAGCGCGCGGTCGAGCGCCTGTCGCCGGCGGATTTCGAACGTGCTGTCGCGGGCTTGCCCGACAAGGAGCGCGCGCTGGCGCTGTCGCTGTTCAATGGCCGTGGCGCCCAGCTGGCGAAGGTCAACGAGGTCATCACCGCGCATGACCGGGCGCTGAAGGCGAGCCAGAAGAAGCTCGACCGGCTGGAGGCGCAGCAAAAAAAGACCCGCGGCGTCAAGACCGAAGCCTCGATAAAACTGTCGGAAGCCCATCAGAAGGGCGCGTCGGTGGAAGAGATGGCGCCGTTGCAGGCGACGTTCGACCAGGCGAAGGCGGCGCACGACGCCGTTTACGACGAATACGGCAAACACGCCGACCTGCACGCGAAACTCTCGGATGCGGGCGCGGATATCCGTTCGCCGATCACCGGAGACCCGCTGGAGCGCCCAACGGAATACGCGCTGAACACGCAGAAGCGGAAGCTGGCGAGCGATGCGAAGAGACGCGCGGAACTCCATGTCGACAAGCGAATCGCCATCGCACGCAGCGAATACGTCTCCGACCTCATCGGCCGGCAAAACAGCGACCTCGCCGCGCATGTGCTGCTCGGGCGCCGCACCGGCGCGATTCCAAGGGACGCAAAGGCAGCGGCCAGGAGTTTCCTCGACAGCGAGAAGGCGCTGACGCAGCAGCAGGCCATCCTGGAGCGGGCACTGAAGAAAAAAACCTCGGCCAAAGCCGATCTGGACGAATTGCGGCTCATCCAGAAGGGCTTCAAGCCGAAGGACATGAGCGACGCCGACATCCAGAAGCTGCAGGATACGGCGGCCGACATCGTCCGGACCGACGAAGAGGCAAACGTCCTCGTCACCAATGCGCGCACCGAACACACGAAGCTGAGGGGCGCGCGCAACAAGGCCGCCATCGCCTATCAGGAAGCGTTTGACGCCTCGGGCAACGCCAAGGAGGGCAAGTTCCGTCTTCCGTCCTGGCTACCGGCCGAATTGCGCGACGATCTCGAGCTGATCAGCCGCACACCACGCTCGGCGGCCCGCGCGCTGATGGCAGCCCCCGGCGCGGCGGCGATGAAGGCGTTCGTCACCGCGGTGCGCGGAAGCGATCCGACCAAAAAAGCGGTCAAGGACGGTGGCGTCGCCGCCGCCACCAAAGCCGGAAATGCGATCAACCAGTCGGTGCGCGACACCTACGCCGAGCTGTTCATGCGCCAGGAGAAAGACGGCAAATGGGTCCATTCGCCGGGCAAGATCGCCATAAGGGCGGCGAACTCCGCTGCCCTGCTGGATTTCGGGCGGGAGTCGCTGGCCTACGCGCACGACAAGGTCCTCGGCTCCAAGGACGGAGGAACACCCGCCGAGTTCCCGAAGCAGGTCAAGATGGAGCACAAGATCGATGCGGTGACCGGCCAGGGTTACACCGCGCTCAGCGTGCCCGACCCGAAAAACCCGAATGATCGTGTCGTGCTCTGGGGCCAGACCTACGAAGACATCAACAAGCCGCCGAGGCCGCTGCATGTTGGCGGCAGCCTGTCCAGCGTGCGCAGCTACCAGGCCGAGCAGGCCCAGAAGCGCAAAAACAACGCCGGGGGCGGCACCGGCTCGTACAGTGACGCGCCCGGCCTCAACCACCACGACAAGCGGCAGATCGACGACGCGATCAACAAGCTGAAATCGAGCGGCAAGCTGAAATCGACGCCGGCGGATGCGGCCGGAGACATCTCCTATCGCGACAACGACGCGGGCGAGCAGCATTACGTCAACCTGTCGAACAGTTTCAAAAAGCACGTCCTGAACCAGATGGGCAACAAGCCGTCGGCTTTGCGTTCGCTCTACTCGGCACAGGGGCGTATTCTCACCAACCGTCAGACCTATGAGCTGCTGACCGGCTGGAAGACCGGCGGCCAGCAAGCCGCCCGCGGCATCTTCGACGACAAGCGGTTCGGGTCGACGACGGACAAGGAGGAGGTGTCGGACGCGCTGCAGTCCGAGATCACCAAATTCGCCGCCCGCGCGGCGACGGATCCAGTGCTGGCCAAGAACCTGCACCGCGCGATCGCCACCGTGGCGACGGCGAAGCAGCTGTCGACCGACAGCGTCAAGGCCTTGCACCAGCAGCTGGCTTCGGGTGCCGAGGCGACGGGTGCCGAGGCTTCGGGGGAGCCGCCGCCTTGGGAGGAAACGCGGCGCGGGTCTCGGGCACCGCCGCCGCTCCACGAGACCACGGAGCTGCCGGACGGCTGGTCGCAGGAGGCGCTGGAGCGGAGCGCCGGTTTCATGGCCCGAAACCTGGACCACGCCGATCACCTCGTTCATATAGCCACCGACCACGCGGCTGTCATCGACATGGTCGATCGCATGGCGCGGGCGGTGCATGGTCTGCATCCCGACGAGGAAATCACCGTCCACGAGGGGACGAAGGCCGCCTACCAGACCCTGGTCGACATGGCCAGCGGCGGCGACGAAAACCGGGCCATGGCGATGGACGCCGTGCGCACGAACGACCTCAACTACTTTGCCGGGTCGCTGATGAGCAACGCCCGCGCCGTGCTCGACGAGCGCGTCAAAGAAGCGGCGGTTCTGCTCGACGATTTCGACGCGCTGATGAAGACGTTCGAACCGCTGGCGAAAGACGGCCAAGGCAGCCTCGGCAGCACGGTGATCAAGGAAGGTGCGGAAGGGGCGGTCGATGCGGGCCTGGGGGTGGTGCGACGCAAGCTTGCCGCCGGCACCGCGCCACCACTGGCGTTCCTCAACCCGGTCCGGGTCGCCAACGAACTCGGCAGCAATCTCGCGGCGGATTCCGCGTGGATGATCGCCGGCAAGCTGGCGGAGAAATTCATCCCCGGCGGCCAGGCGGCGGGGACCGCGCTGCAGCTCGGGACCGACGCCGCCGCAAGCCCCGGTTTCCGGGCCGGGCTCGGCAGCTTCATCGCTCGGGCACGATCGTTCCTGACGCCGGGCGGCATCGCCGGAGCGGCCTCGGCTGCCGTCGGTTCGGCGAAACAGGCGCTCACCTTGCGCAACGCGGCGATCCAGGGGACCAGCCTCGCCGCATCGGTGGGCGTTGGATACGCCGGTGGCGCGCTCGCCAACAGGGGTATCCAGGCCGCCTATGCGGCAGGCGGGAAGACCGCGCCCGCCTACGCCGCGCCGGAGGAGGCGCCTGGGCCGACCGTGGGGCGCCTGGGCGGCAACCTCGGCGGCAACATCGCCGGCATGGCGGCCGGGGCGGGTGTGGGGAAGCTCGTCGGCAAGACGGTCGGCGGCATCGGCGGTGACCTTCTCGGCCCGGTCGGTTCGGTGGTCGGCGGCGCGCTCGGCTCATGGGCCGGCGGGGAGGCCGGCAGCTATATCGGCAAGTATTTCGCCGGCTACGACGCACCCACCGCCCAGCGCGCGGCATCGCGCTACGTGGGCGGGGCGGCAGCAACGGCGCAGCGTCACGCGCCGGCGATCACCGCCATGCAGCCCGGTCGCGGCCCGCCAACCGCGTCCGCTCCGTCACCAGGGCTTGCTACCTATCAAGCCGCGCAGCAGCAGGCGTTGCGCAACGGATCGGCGCGCGCAGCACCTTCGGGTCTGGGCGGTCATGGCGGTGATCCCAACCACGACCAGCGCGGCCGCTTCGCGTGAGCGCGACGTTCAGCAGCCCGTCATCGCCGACCACCGGACTCGCCGCCTATCCGATCGAGAAGCCGGTGCTGAACCTCTACCCCGGCCCGAATCTCGGGGAATCGCGCATCACGAAGCTCCGCCGCCTGCTCGCCGCAAGACGAAGCGCGCGCCGGGGACCAAGCAATGCCCATGACGGTCGGCAGATGAGGAAGGGTAACTCTCAGATGCCGACGATGACCGACACCATCGAGGAAATGGTCAGCCTGCTGTCGAAATCGGTGGCCGACATCGTCACCGCGGCACCGGTCGATCGCGACGAGCTGCTGAAGAAGAGTTTTGGCGAGTTCCAGGAGATGCTGGTCGCCACCACCGAGGACGAGCTCGGCAAACTCGCCGAAGAGGTCGAGGCCACCTCCAACGAGGAGGAACTCTACAAAGGTCTGGGTGCGGTCGGGCGTGTCGCCAACCTGATCGGCATGGTGGCAAGCCAGGTGCAGCGCATCAAGGACGGCAAGGACTATTCGTCCGACACGAACGAGGCGGACCCGGCCTCCGAGGAGGTCGCCGACCTGCTCGACCACATGGTTGCCGTCGGTGGTCTGGCCCTGCGCGCCGCCGTCAACGAGCACGTCGACTTCCCCGAGGAAGGCGAGGAGTTCGAGAAGGGGATGACCTATGTCAGCGTGCCCTTGCTGAAGGGCGGCGAGCTCACGCTGAAGACAGCGCTCCCGGAGGAGCTGTCGAAGTTCATCACCGACCCCGACGACATCGACGCCGCGCGCGTCCAGAGCGGCTCGGCGATGCTGATCGCGGCCGGGATCAGCGAGCAGCAGCTGGTCAAGGCGCTGGGCTTCGACAACGAACTGCAGAAGGCCGGATCCCCGTTCCCGCCGAAGAAGAAGCCGGCCGCGCCATCCGACACCGATTCCGGGCCGTCCAATCCCGACAGCGACGCGGCGACCGACCCGGCCGCCGCCGATCCGACCGCCGGCGGCTCGCCCGACCCGGCCAACGATCCCTCCCAGGCGCCCGACCCGTCGATGGGCGGGGGCCAGATGCCCGGGACCGACGACCAGGGCGACGATCCGCTCACGGTTGCCGGCCAGCTCGCCGCGGCGCTGCTGATCCAGATCAACCACATCCAGGAGATCATCCAGGGGACGACGGATCCGAGCATGAACGATCCGACCGCGCCGCAGGCCAGCCTGGCGCCTGCTGCCCCGTCGGGCATGATGGGCAAGCGTGCGCCGACGATCGACGAGGAGACGTTGCAGAAGATGGTCGACGCCCGGGTCGAGCAGGAACTGTCGTCGTTGCGTCCGCAGCTCGAAAAGATGCTCGGCCAACCGATGCCAGGCCGGGCGGTGATCGGCGCGGCTGCGACGCCGGCTTCGCTGAAGGCGGCCGATACCGTCTTCGCGCCGATCGACGACGATCTGTCGGAGGAAGCGCTGGCGAAGATGAGCCCGGAGGACCGTTTCCTGGTGATGACCAAGGCCGCCTTCCGCCGCCCGGTGTCGATCGGCGCGATAGGCTGATCCGGTGCGTCAGCTTCCCACCATCCTGGCTTTTCTTCTGCTGAACGCCGGGCCGGCCATGGCGCAGGTCGGCACCTCGCGATCAGAGCCCCAGCCGCCGCCCCAGAAGCAGGCGCCGCCGCCGGCGCCGAACCTGCTGCTGCCGCCTGGGACCATTCCGGTGCCGGAGCAGACGGCGCTGATGCTGATGGTCTATCTGTCGGACCGGCCCGGCACGGCCGCGCAGCTGAAGCTGGAGCTGCAGACGGCCGCCGCGCGTCAGCAGCAGAGCCCGGCCGCATGTCCGGTGACGCCTGCGAAGCCATGACGCGGCAAATCACCACACGCCCCCATCCAAGGGGCCGCCTTGACTGGGACAATGGCCTGCAAGACCGCCTGGTCGCCCTTGCTGCCGTGCCCGGGGCCTCGTGGGATGCGATCTCGTTTGCCCTGGGGATATCGCGCAACGCCGCGATAGCGCGGGCCGCCGAAACCAATGTGGTACGGACGCGGGCTCCGAGGGCGTCCCCCCTGTTGCGGCTGCGTGGGCGCGAAGCCTATCCCGCCGGCGCCCCGGAGACCTGGGGTCTGCTGGTGGCTGGAACCTGCATGGCGGGCGAGTCGTGGCCAGGGAAGTGAGCGAGGACGAGGTCGCGGCTCAGCTGCGCAATGTGCGTTTTTCGCAAATTGCCTTCGGCCACGCAGTCTCCTCGGTCATGGGAGCAGAAGAGGGATTTGAACCCTCGACCTTCAGGTTATGGGCCTGACGAGCTACCGGACTGCTCCATTCTGCCTCCCCACAGCTAGCGACGTTATTTGAGCCCGGCAACCGGTTTCTGTTGACGGGGGGACCAGACGGTTCGCCGAACAGAGCCCGGCGCCGGGTGCCAACCCTGCGCCGGTAGGCTCGTCACTCCCCGCATGAGCTCCGGGACCAAGGCCGGTCTTTGCCGCACGGCCGCGGCCATGAGTTGCGCGAGCAACACCCTATGTCCGGTTCCATCAACAACACGCTGGACCTGCTCAAGCAGTGTCTGGCCAAGGCGGCTGATCCAGCCGAGCTGGCCAAAGCCGCCACCTTCACGCAGTCGACCGTCGCCACCGTAGGACTCCAAACCTACGACCTTGAAGCGCCGGCCAAAAATCTGTATCCTGTGCTGACACCACTTCGCAACAGGATACCACGAGTCTCAGGAAAGGGAGGAATCCAAGCAAATTGGAAAGCCGTGGTAGGTCTCGACGCGATCTACCAGTTCGCCGGTGTCATGGAAGGTCGCCGCGGCGCCCTGATGACCCAGCAGACCGCCGAATACTTCGCGGCCTACCGGACCATCGGCCGTGAATCCTCGGTCACCTACGAGGCGGATTTCGCGGCCGAGGGCTTCGACGACCTCCGCGCGCGTGCGGTGAACGGCCTGCTCCAGCAGGTCATGCTCGACGAGGAGAAGATCATCCTTGGCGGCAACACCTCGCTCTCGCTCGGCGTCACGCCGACGCCCACGCTCGCCATCGCAACCGTCAACGGGTTCATCCCGGCGACCACCACGGTCTCCGTGATCTGTGTCGCGCTGACCACCGAGGGCGGCTTGCGTTCGACGCTTCTGACCGGTCTGGCCGGCATTCTGACGGTGACCCCGACCGACGGTCAGGGTTCCTTCACCACCTCCGGGGGGTCGGCGCAGAAATCCGCCAACGCCACCGGAGCGACCGGCGGCGGCACCGCGACCAACTCGGTCCTCGCCTCGGTCACCCCGGTGCGCGGGGCGATGTCCTATGGCTGGTACTGGGGCGCGGTCGGCAACGAGACGCTGGGCGCGATCACCAACACCAGCCAGGTGCTGATCACCACCGCCGCCGGCACCGGCACCCAGACGGCCGCCGCGATGCCGACCTCGGACAACTCGAAGTCCTCGCTGGTCTTCGACGGCCTGCTGACCATCGCCTCCAACCCCGCCTTCGGCTCCTATTATCTGTCCCAGACCCCCGGTCTCGGCCTGACACCGGACGGAATCGGCGGCATCGTCGAGTTCGACATCGTCCTAAAATACTTCTGGGATGTCCTGCGGTTGTCTCCGTCTAAAATAATAATCAGCTCGCAGGAGATGATTAACATAAGGAAAAAAATCCTGGGAGTCGGGGCCCAGGCGGCGATGACCCGCTTCGTGTTCAACGTCCAGCAGGGCCAGATCACCGGCGGCGGGATGCCGAAAGGCTATCTGAACCCGTTCGCGGCCGGGAATGGCCCGGCGGAACTGCCCTTCGAGCTGCATCCGAACATGCCGGCAGGCACCGTCCTGTTCGACACCGACGACGTGCCGTATCCAATGAATAACATCGGAAACATCAAGCAACTCCGGTGCCGGCGCGATTACTATCAAATAGAATGGCCCAAAAGGACACGCCAATACGAATACGGCCTCTATTCAGACGAAGTCCTTCAACACTATTTCCCGCCAGCGATGGGAATACTGACCAATCTCGCGAATATCTAAGCCCAGCGAGAGGGCTGAATACTTGGCGGGGGGAGAAATCTTCCCGCCATTACTTTGTCTGGCGTGTCATGTTGCCGCGGGGACCAACCGGGCACGACAGTTCATCCGTTCATCCGTTCAACAGGACCCGGCCATGAAACTGCTGCTGCCCGATCACGTCACCTCCGTCTCCGTCGATGGCCGCGAGTATCTCGGGGGTGCCAACGGCATCATCGATGTCGGCAACCTCGACAGCCAGGCCGTCGAAAAGCTGCTGCTGCACGCCGGCTGCACCCTCGCCGTCGCCGATGACGCGATCACCGCCGAGACCAAGCGCGAGGAGAACGAACGCCGCACCGTGATCGTCGCCCGCCTCAAGGAGCTCAAGATGAAGGTGGACAACCGTCTCAGTCTGCCGGCGCTCGAGGATGTGCTGTTCAACGCCGAGGCGACCGAAATCCAGCGCCAGAAAGACGCCAGCAAGCTCGAAGCAGCCTGACCGATGCCCCAGGTCACCACGCCGCTGGTCACCACCCCGGTCGCCCAGGCGTGGATGGCCGACAAGCTCGACATGCCGAGCTTCGACATCGACGTCTTCGAAGCAGCGATCAACGACGCCAGCCAGGCCGTGCTCGACTACATGGACTGGGACCCGACCCCGCAGACCGCCACCGAGCTGTATGACGGGCTCGGCGGCTGCGTGCTGATCGTCAACCGCCAGCCGATCACCGCGGTGCTTTCGGTCTCGATCGCGCTCGGCTACGCCTATCTCGACCTCGCCCCGCCCAATCCGCTGGTCGTCGATGTCACCACCCTGGTGGTCGACGGGCGACAGATCATCTGGCCCTGCGGCTGCTTCCCGCCAGGGATCAAGAACGTCACCGTCAGCTACGCCGCCGGCTACGCCACCATCCCCGGGAGCATCCAGCGCGCCACGCTCTACACCCTGGCCGCCATGTGGGCGGCGTCCGATGTCGACCACAACGCCTCGGGCGAATCCTATAACGGGGTGCTCAGCCAGAATTTCTGGCCGAGCGGTCCCGGCGCAGTGCCGCCGCAGGCGATCCGGCTGCTCAACGCCTACACCAAGAAACTCCATGCCACATGAACGGGCGCCTGCAGCTCCAGGTCGCCGCCGCGATCCGCCGCCGCGGCACCGAGGTGGTGCTGCGCGCCGTCACCCGGACCGGCTCGCCGCAGATGCCCAACCCGCCCACCTTCGTCAATCCGGTCCTCGCGACGCCGCTCGCGCCCGGTGCGACGGCGCTCTCCATCAATGCCAGTTCGGCCTTCGGGGTCATCCTCGCCGGCGACATCCTCCTGGTGGACGGCCAGTCGCTGACCGTCACCACACAGGTCCGGTCGCGACCGAACACCGCCAACAATGCCGGTTTCGATGCCATCAGCTTCTCCCCGCCTTTCACCGGAACCGGCAGTTCGGGTGATCCCGTGCTGCCCACCTGGTCGGCTGACATCAACACCTGGGCCGTGGTGAGCTCCTTCCCCCTCAACCTGATCGACGGCCAGCTCATCATCGTCGGCGACATGAACGTCGTCATGCCCGCGCTCGACGGCTTCAACCCGAAGCTGCCGTGGAAGCTGATCCTGCCCGATGGCGTCGAGCGCACGCTGATCAGCGCCTCGCCCAACTACGTCCAGGACCAGATCGTCTCCTGGCGGGCGCTGGCGCGATGAGCGGCACACGCGATCCGTTCCAGGTCCAGGTCGAGCGCTGGGTCGCAAAGGCGAAGGCCGACGCCAACGCCGCCATGATGGCCACCGCCACCGACGCGCTGGCGCGCGTCAAGGAACTCACCCCCGTGGTCACCGGGAACCTGCGCGCCAACTGGACCATCATGCTGCAGGGCGCGGCCGACACCATCGACGGAAACGTCAACTCGCAGGACGTGATCGCAAAATTCGAGGTGGGCGATCAGATCATCATTGGCAATCCCGTTGTCTACGCGCCGCGCGTCAACTGGGGCTTTACCGGGACCGACAGTCTGGGGCGTCATTACAACCAGAACGGCAAATACATGATAGAGCAGACGGTCGCCGAGATGCCCGCCATCGCCGCCAATGCGACCGCCCGCATCGTGGCCGGCCAGGGATGAGCTACGACCAGATCTGGAATGCCTTCGACCTCGCCTTCAGCACGTTCGCGGCCAACGGCGACATCGTCACCGAAGGCGATCCCTACACGCCGGTCGAAGGTCGCCCCTACGTCATGACCAAGCTCGCCGCCTATAGCCGCGTGCCCACCGGCCCCGGGGCGAACTGCGTGATGCAGGAGAGCGGGTCCTACATGGTCAGCCTGCGCGTCGATGCGGCGGAGGGCAGAAACGGGGCCTCGGCGATCGCCGAACAGGTCGTCGCCCTGTTCCCGCGCGGACGCACCCTGACCACGCCGGGCGGGCAGTTCATCTCGATCCTGGTCGCCAGCGCGTTGCCGGCCATCCCCGACGGTGCCTGGCTCACCGTCCCCATCTCCATCAGCTTCTTCGCGACCGACCCTTGAGCGAGTACGGTGGTGCGGCCATCGGCGGCCACCGCGTTGTCGTCATGGCGCCCGAAACCACCCCGGGCATCGATTCCGCCGGCCCCGGGCAGATGATGCGCCGCACCTCGGCCGATTTCGCGCTGGTGGGCAGCGCCATCACCTCCGACGAGATACGCCCTTCGAACCAGGTGGCGAATTTCTGGCTCGGACCGCGCAGCATCAAGGGCCAGATCGCCGGTGACCTCTCGGCCGGCAGCTGCACCATGCTGTTCGAGGGCCTGCTGCGCAGTCCGTTCACGGCCGGCACCACCCTCACTCCGCTCCCCGGTGCCACGCTCACCCAGGATCTCGGCCTGTCGATCCTCGCGGTGCCCGGCCAGGACCTGGTGGCGGCAGGCTTCCGCGGCGGGGATATCGTGAGATTGAATGGCGTCGGCGGGGACGCTTCCGCCGACAACGCGATCGATTTCATCACCACCACCGCGTTCGCCACCCAGCTCAACCTCTACAACTCGGCGGTCGTCTTCGCCGCCGGCGCGAGCCCCGACATCGTCGCCGTGGTCGGCGCCAAATGCTTCATGCCCGCCACCGGGCTGCAGAAATTCACCTACACGATCGAGGACCAGTTTCTCGACCGCGACGTGGTCGAGCGGTTCGCCGGTTGCGTGGTCGACGGGCTGACCATCACCGCGTCCGCCAGCGGGATCGCGACCTTCGTCGCCACCCTGACCGGCCAGACCATGGTCCAGGCGGTCTACCCCCTCTATGGGGTTCCGGCCCAGATCACCACGTCGCCGCCGCTGATGGCCTGTGGCGGCGTGCTGATGCTGAACGGGGAGCGCATCGGCTATATCACGTCGTTCGCGCTCGGCATCGCCGCCGAGACCAACGCCGACGCCAACTGCGCCTCCAATACGCTCGATACGATCCTGCAGGGCCGGCTGCGGGTGACCGGTTCGCTGTCGATCCTGATGATCAGCAACGACCAGATGGTCAGCGACATGCTGGCCGAGAACACGTTCCAGATCTCGCTGCTGCTCACCGACAGCACGTCGCCGGGCGCCGACTTCATCTCCATCTTCCTGCCGGTGGTGAAGCTGCTGACCGGCAACACAAGCGATTCCGCCACCGCGATCGTGCAGACCTTCACCTTCCAGGCGCTTGAGCAAACAACCGACCCGACCCTCGATGGGTCCACCATCGTCATACAGGACAGTCTCGGGCCGAGCACCATGGCGGCGCCCGCCGGCGGTTGGGTGTTCGGCGTGTCGGGGTTTGGTACAGGAGCTTTCTGATGGTCACGCTGCTTCGGCGCCTGGCGGTCGCGGCCTTGCTGATGGGGCTCGCCGTCGCTCCGTCCTTGGCCCAGACCACACCCACGCTTAGCTACAAGGAGGTCTGGACTTTCGAGCAGTGGATGGCCTTCATGGCGTCCAAGCTGGACTATCCGGGGTCCATCAGCGCCAGCCTGGTTCTCGCCGGGCCGCTTTACGGAACCGGGCCACCGACCTGGCGCCAGCTCTCCGCGTCCGACATCACGGGGCTCAGTGCGCCCAACCTGTCGCTCTACGCGCCGCTTGCGAACCCGGTTTTCACCGGCAACGTGACCATGCCCGATCTGACGGTCAGCGGCGTGCTGCTCACCGGCAACCCGCCAGGCAACGATTTTCCCAATACCGGCCTGGTCATTCCGAACGGCGCCATGGCGATACGCGGCGGCGCGATGGGGTGCGAGGATCTGGGTGTCGGGCTGTCGGTGATCCTCGACGGCGCCATCGCCGCCGCGGGCAGCGGTCTGTCGCAATATGCCGGCATCAATGGCGGCTGCGGCTCCGGGCTGCCCGCACTCGCGTCGTACGGGTCCTTCGATTCCGCGGCGTTGTACCTGCTCAACGATTCCCATGTGGCTCCGGTCACGCTCACCGGACCGACCTATGACGCCACTCACGTCTACCCGGCACAGCCGCTGTCGTCATCGCAGATGGGCAAGCTGCAGGCCGGCATGTATGTGCTGACCAATTCCATCGACGCCAGCTCGCGGAATTTCGGCTCCTACATCACCGGCTTTGCATCGAACGGCGCGTCGATCACCGTCGCCGGCTGGACCGCCCTGGGCAGCGGCGACAGCGCCGCCGGGCAAATTCCGCCAGCCACCTACCAGGCCGGGACCGGGGCGGCGCCGATCACCTGGCTCGGCCAGCCGACCAGCCTGTTCACCACCAACGAGGTCTGCGCGCTCGAGACCAACCCGGCGGTGAAGAGCTCCATCTGCACCGAGTTCGACGTCGTCAACAACACCGGGGTGGCGCAGCCATCGAACCTGAACGGTCTCTCGGTCCTCTCGCTCGGCGCGCACTCCGTGGGCACCGGCCTCTACATCGCCGGCCAGGGTGGCAACACAACCGGCTTCCAGCGCGACATCTGGCTCGCGAATTTTGCCAATACCGGGCTGTATATCAGCCAGACCACCGGGTCAGGCGGCGTGGGCATCGATATCGAGATGACCAACGGCATCGCATTCAACGTCGGGAATTCGGCGGGCGCGAACAATTTTCAGGTGTATGCCGATGGCGGGGTCGCGATCACCGGCAGCGACTCTGGCTACTTCCTCCGCGTACAGTCGGGTGGTCTCAGCCAGCTGCTGCTCGACACGGGCGGCAACATGAGCATCACCGGAGGTTTCCAGGCGCAGGGCAACCTCTCATCGGTCATCGGCGGCCTGGTCATCAACGGCTTCGACGCCGTCGCCGGGGGCGGGAACTACCCGATCTTCGTCCGTGAAAACAACCTGTCCGGAACTCTGATCAACCAGTTCGTGCTGGACACCACCGGGAATGCCGCCGTCGCCGGAAACCTCCAGGCCGGAAACGCCATCAGCACCATCCTCGGCGGCCTGACGATCGGGGGCTTCAACGCCGTCGCCGGGGGCGGGAACTATCCGATCTTCGTCCACGAAAACAACCCGTCCGGAAGCCTGGTCACCCAGTTCGCCCTGGACACCGCCGGGAATGCTTCGATCGCCGGGGGATTCCAGGCGCAGGGCAACATCACCGCCGTCGCCGGCGGGCTGGTCATCACCGGCGCCTCCACCATCAGCAATCAGCTCATGATCGACTTTCCCGGCGCGCCGGGCCTGATCCTTGGGACCAGCGCCAGCTACGGCACCCCGTATGCCGGTCTTTTCAACGGGCTCAACTACCTCGTGATGACCGACGCCACGAGCACCTATGTGTCCGCCCCGGTGGCACTCGGGTCCGTCTATGTCCGGGCCGGGATCAACGACCCCGCTCACCAGATCACGGTGGGAGGCGCCGGGACCTACGTGACCGGCGGCCTGACCGCGGACAACATCAATGCCACCGGCAATCTCAGCGCAACGGGGACGACCACACTCGGGAACGTGACGGTCACCGGCACCCTTTCCGCCGCCAGTGTCACGACAGCCTCGAACTCGTTCACCGGCATCAACATCACCGGCAACCTGAATGGCGGGATGCCGGTCTATACGGGGGATGTCGCCATCGGCTGGAACTTCACCGCCGGCGGCTCGGAGGGCGATTTCTTCAATGAAACCAGCACGGGCGGGTTCAGCTTCTACAACGAGCCGACCAGCACCTCGAACGGCGCGACCACCCGGTGGGCTGCGCGCCTCGCCTCCATCGACGGCACCGGCGATCTCGACCTCGCCGGCGGCCTGATCATCCGTGGCAGCGACGGCTCCTACCCGATTGCCGTCCAGATCGGCGGGTCCAACCTGCTGCTGCTCGACAGCACCGGGGATCTGAACATCGCCGGCAACCTCACCGTGGCGGCCGGCACCCAAACTTTCGGCAGCCGCTTCGGCGAGCTGCTCGATCTCTACAGCTCGGGCACCGGGGGCCTCGGCTTCGGCATCAACACCAACGAGATGACGGCTTTCATCCCGGGGGGCATGGTGTTCCGGGTGCGGTCCGGCGGCAACGCAGGCACCGTCGTCTCCACGACGGACAGCAGCGGCAACCTATCGGTCGCCGGGAACATCGGGGGCGCCACAGGTGCGTTCACCAATGGCATCAACGTCACCGGCAATGTGACCGTCACCTCCGGCAAGCTCGACCTCACCGGCGGCCTGATCGTCCGTGGCAGCGACAGCGGCTATCCGTTCGTGGTCCAGGTCGCCGGGTCCGGGGTGAATCAGCTGCTGCTCGACCTGGTGGGCAATATGACCATCCCGGGGAATTTCCAGGCCGCGAACGGGACTTTCACCGGACTCACCGCCGCCGGAGTGGCCTCGCTGGCCACCGGTCTCATCATCACCGGCCCCGACGGGAGCTATTCCGTCGTGGTGAAATCGGCCGACGGCACGACAAACCAGCTCTTGCTGGACTCTTCCGGCAATCTGGGGGTCTCCGGCAATATCGGCGGCGCTGCCGCAAGCTTCTCCGGTGGCCTGACGGTCGCCGGGTCCTCGACCCTCACCGGCCTCGCCACCCTGAACGGCGGCATCGAGATCGCCGGCAGCAACGGCTCCTACCCGATTGCCGTCCAGATCGGCGGGTCCAACCTGCTGCTGCTCGACAGCACCGGGGATCTGAACACCGCCGGGACCTTCACGGTGGGCAGCACGATCGGCTTCGGCAACCGCATCACCGAGCTGATCGACCTGTACGGCTCGGGCGCCACCGGTTACGGTTTCGGGATCAACGACAACGAACTGACGGCGTTCTTCCCGGGCAGCGCGCATATGCGCATACGCGCCGGCGGGATGTCCGGGAGCGTGGTCTCCGATCTCGACGGCGCGGGCGACCTGGTGGTTGCCGGCACGCTCACGGTCGGCGTCGGCGGCGGCGGCGCGCCCGTTGCCTATGCCTGCTTCGCCTCCGGCGGACAGATCGTCGCCAGCAGCACCGCCTGCGTGCCGTAGCCACGGGGACCAAGCGGCGTGCCTGTTTGGGCGCAGCCGGCGTCATCCGCTGGCGGTCCGAACCCAGCAGGGGATGCACATGCCCGGAAGCCTTTACGCTCGCGGCGTCAACAAGGTCGTCACCATGGCCGAGGAGACGGTCACCTTTGGCGTCGCCGGCACCTCTGTGGGCCAGCTGCTGCGGCGGACCGCGGCCAATCTCAACCTCAATGCCAGCAGCATCGAGAGCCAGGAGATCATTGCGAGCCAGCAGGTGCGCGACATGCGCCTCGGCCCGCGGCAGGTGTCCGGCACCATCTCGGGAGAGCTCAGCCCGACCAGCTACAAGATGTTCTTCGAGGGGCTGTTCCGCTGGCGCTGGATGGCCGGTCAGGGCTCGGTCGCCGCCATCACCGACAGCTCGATTGGCGCCGATAGCGGCACACCACCCTATCAGGTCGGCACCACGCCATGGGAGATGATCGATCTGGCATCGCAGACCGTGAATTACGCCGCTGTCGGTCTCCGGATCGGCGACGTCGTCAGGGTGTCCGGTCTGACCGGAAACATCAGCGAATATAACAACAGCAACGTCCAGATTGTCGGCTTCAACGTGGGCGGCAACGTCGCCGTCCTGAATGGCGGGCTGCCGGCCTGGAACAGCACGACAATCAATCCGCAGACGGCCGTCTCGGTCTATGTGCCGGGTTTCAAGCTCATCATGCCGGCGAACAACCAGCAGCTCCTCTCCTACACGTTCGAGGAGTGGTACTCGGACATCGCAAGATCGCAGGTCTTTACCGGCTGTCGTGTCACCCAGATCTCGCTCACGATTCCGGCGAGCGGCTTTGTCACCTTCTCGGCCTCCGTCACCGGCCAGAATATGGTCACCTCCGGCAACCAGCTCTACACCGTGCCGCTGCCGGTCGACACCGACACCTCGCTGACGGCCACCGGGGGACAGATCTCCTATAACGGGGTGCCGCTTGGCTATATTACCAGCATGTCGCTGCAAATTCAGGCCGACATGCAAGCGGATCCGGTGGTCGGGTCGGAAATCGTTCCCGATATCTTCCAGGGCACCAACTCGGTCCGCGGGTCACTGACCTGCTTCATGGCGAACGACATTCTGCAGGCCAATTTCCTGAACGAGGTCGAGGTGCAGATCGTCATCACGATGACAACGTCACCCAACCCCAATTCAGGTGAGTTCATCTCGATCAACCTGCCCCGGGTGAAGCTGGCCTCCTCCACGAAGACGGATTCCGACAAGGCCATCAGCCGCTCGTTCAACTTCATGGCGCTCGAGCGTTGCGACGGCAACGGCTGGTATGACCAGACCACGATCGCCGTCATCGACAGCACCAGCTACTGAGGGGGCCACCGGGATGTCTTTTGATATCGCTCTGTTCGACACGCGGTCACGGTCCGAATCGGGCGTCGACTTCCCCATCCTGAACCCCAAGAGCGGCCTCCCCTTTCTCGACAATGAAGGCAAGCCGGTCACCATCACCCTGCTCGGACGCAATTCGGACGC